ATTTATCATCATGTCTTTGGATGCGGCTCAGGAGGCGAATAACCGTGCGGACTACAATGCGCTTACAACGTGGGGGGTCTTCTATAACGAGGAGACGAACAACTACAACATTATCCTTCTCAACTCCATTAAGAAACGCATGGAGTTCCCAGACCTCAAAAGGCTTGTACTTGAAGAGTATAAGGAGTGGGAGCCAGATGCGTTCATGGTTGAAAAGAAGTCCAATGGGGCGGCTCTCTACCAAGAATTACGGCGCATGGGTGTACCAATCGGCGAGTTCACACCTGGCAAAGGTCAAGACAAAATCTCTCGCGTTAATGCTGTATCAGATTTGTTTAACTCAGGCATCGTCTGGGCGCCAGAGCGTAGGTGGGCGCAGGAAGTAATTGAGGAGTGTAACGATTTTCCTAGCGGAGCGAATGACGATTTGGTAGACTCAACAACATTAGCCCTATTGCGTTTTAGGCAAGGCGGATTTATTCGTCTACCAAGTGACGAGCCAGAGGAAGATTTTTTGTATAAATACGGCAGGCGAAAGGCTGCGTATTACTAAGGATAAATTATGTCTATTGAAAAAGCCCTGTATCAAGCCCCCCTCGGATTAGATTCTATTGCAGAAGAAGAGCCGATTGAGATTGAAATCGAAAACCCAGACTCTGTATCTATTGGTATAGACGGGCTAGAAATTGAGATTGAGCCGTCTGCCCCTACCGCAGATGACTTTGACGCTAACTTAGCGGATTTTATATCTCAAGGAGATTTAACAGAAATCGCGGGCGATTTACTGGGGGACTTTGACGATGACATTAGCTCTCGTAAAGATTGGATTCAGACTTATGTAGACGGGCTTGAGTTGTTGGGCATGAAGATCGAAGAGCGTACTGAGCCATGGGAAGGCGCTTGCGGTGTGTACCACCCGCTGCTCTCTGAGGCATTGGTTAAGTTCCAAGCTGAGACGATTATGGAGACATTCCCAGCCGCAGGTCCAGTCAAGACTGTGATTATCGGTAAAGAGACTCCTGAGATTAAAGACGCTGCTCAGCGTGTTCAAGATGACATGAATCATCAGTTAACAGATGTGATGCAGGAATACAGACCTGAACATGAGCGGATGATATGGGGCTTGGGTTTGGCGGGTAATGCATTTAAGAAAGTGTATTACGATCCGCATTTAGAGCGGCAAGTTTCGATGTTTGTTCCCGCTGAAGATATTGTGGTTCCATATGGAGCATCGAATCTACAAAGTTCACCCCGCGTGACACACGTCATGCGTAAGACTGAAAATGAAGTTAAACGGTTACAGTTCGCTGGCTTTTACCGTGACATCGAACTAGAAAGTCCAAGCGGAGCGTTGGACGAAGTTGAGAAGAAAATAGCGGAAAAAATGGGCTTTAGAGCCAGCACGGACGATCGCTACAAGCTATTGGAAATGCACGTAGACCTTGATCTACCAGGCTATGAAGATAAAGACAAAGATGGAAACCCAACGGGTATTGCACTACCTTACGTAGTGACCATCGAGAAAGGATCACAGACTATTCTGTCGATTCGTAGAAATTGGAGACCTGAAGATGAAACTAAGCAGAAGAGGCAGCACTTCGTACATTACGGGTACGTTCCTGGTTTTGGCTTTTATTGTTTTGGTCTCATCCATTTGGTCGGAGCCTTTGCAAAGTCTGGAACGTCTCTTATTCGTCAACTTGTCGATGCAGGAACCCTTAGCAACTTGCCAGGCGGCTTCAAGACCCGTGGACTGCGAGTCAAGGGTGACGATACTCCGATAAGCCCAGGAGAGTTTCGCGATGTTGATGTACCGAGCGGAACCATCAAAGACAACTTAATGACCTTGCCATACAAGGAACCAAGCCAGGTTTTATATAGCTTACTTGGAACCATTGTTGAAGAAGGCAGACGCTTTGCATCAGCAGGAGATATGAAGGTCAGTGATATGAGCGCACAGGCTCCTGTGGGGACGACTCTGGCAATTTTGGAGAGAACCCTGAAGGTGATGAGTGCGGTTCAGTCAAGAGTCCACTACAGCATGAAGCAGGAGTTGCGGTTACTGAAGGAGATTATCCGTGATTACACGCCTGAAGAGTACGCGTACGTCCCTGAAGAGGGAACACCCAGAGCCAAGAAAGCAGACTACGACATGGTTGATGTTATACCTGTCTCGGATCCGAACGCGGCGACAATGGCGCAAAAGATCGTTCAATACCAAGCTGTTCTCCAACTTGCTCAAGGTGCGCCTCAAATCTACAACTTACCGAAATTACATCGCCAGATGTTAGAGGTGTTGGGTATTCGGAATGCACAGAAGTTGATCCCGCTACAAGAGGATATGAAGCCTAAGGATCCTGTGACGGAGAATATGGACGTGATAATGAATAAACCACTAAAAGCGTTTATTTATCAAGACCATGAAGCTCACTTGACTGCGCATATGAACTTTATGAAAGACCCGCTGACAGTTCAGATTATTGGTCAAAACCCACAAGCGCAAATGATGGCAGCAGCGCTACAAGCGCATATTGCTGAGCATTTTGGATTCAAGTACCGTCAGTTGATGGAGCAACAACTTGGTGCGCCGCTACCCTACCTTAAGGATGAGGACGACACTGTTCCAGAAGAGTACGAGGTTCAGCTTTCTAGATTGGTGGCACAAGCGTCTAGCCAGCTTCTCCAGCAGAACCAAGTTCAGGCTGCACAACAGCAAGCTGCTCAACAAGCTCAGGATCCGATTATTCAGATGCAGCAACAAGAACTTCAGATCCGCATGCAAGAAGTTGCTCAAAAAGCTCAAAAAGATCAAGCAGATATTCAATTAAGACAAGAGCAGCTTAACGTAGAGCGTGAACGGATTGCAGCGCAATTAGAGCTAGAAAGTACCAAACTGGGCGTCAAGATAGCCAAAGATAAGGAAGACGCGAAGACGGCTAATATCAAAGACGGCATAAAGATTGGTATAGACGCGGCGTATAAAAAGGATCAGGCAGATAACCAGAAAGCACAGATTCTTGCGCAAATCTCTAACAAGAAAGGCAAAGAATGACAGGACTAGAACTGCTTGTTAAACAAATAGATGAGAAAGTTAGTCAACTAAAAGACGCGGTGGTTGTAGGTAATTTAGATCACGTTGGGTATCAAAAGCTTTGCGGGGAGATCAGGGGTCTGCTCATCGCAAAAGATTACGTAATTGACCTCAAAGACAGATTGGAGAATACGGATGAGTGAAACGATAGACTTAGATAAAGCAGTAGATCTTACGCAGCTGCTTAATAAGTCGCAGGAGCAAAAGGCAACACAACTACCGAAGCCCTCTGGCTACCGCATTCTTTGTGCGATTCCTGAGATTGAGAAAGAGTTTGATAGTGGGATTGTTAAAGCAGACGAAACAATACGCTATGACGAACTATTAACAACAGTGTTGTTTGTGGTGGATATGGGTCCAGACTGCTATGCAGATAAAAGCCGATTCCCTACAGGTCCTTGGTGTAAGAAAGGCGATTTTATTCTTATTAGACCAAATGCTGGCAGTAGATTAGTGATTCATGGACGCGAATTCAGAATTATTAATGACGATTCGGTAGAAGGTGTAGTTGACGATCCCCGTGGTATTAAACGTAAATAAGGAGCAGACGATATGGAAAAGCAAGAATACGAATTTCCAGATGAAGTAAAAGATGAGGGTAAACCCGTAGAAGAGGAAGTAGAAGCTAAGGGTAAACCCGAAGAAGATAACATTGAAATTGAAGTTGAAGACGATACTCCCGTTGAAGATCGGGGACGTAAAGCTTCAAAGAAAGACTTTATTGAGAAAGTCGAGAAAGATGAATTAGATCTTTACTCAGAAGAAGCTAAAAGCAAGATTGATGCCTTTAGAAAGTTTTACCATGACGAGCGCAGAGAGAAAGAAAGGGCTATGCGCGAGCAGAAGGAAGCTGTTGAATTAGCTAAAAAATTGTATGAAGAGGTAAAACAGCTAAAAGGTAAAGTACATAACAGCGAAGAAGCGGCAGTTAGTTCGTTTAAGACGTCCGCTGAGCGTGAACTGGAGATGGCTAAGAAGGAATACAGAGAAGCATATGATGCTGGCGACTCTGAAAAATTAGTCGAAGCGCAGGACAAATTAACTTCTGCTAAACTAAAAATTGAAAAAGCTGCTATTTATAGTGAAAATATAAATCAGCGAAGGGCTTTACAAGAGCAAGAAAATGAGGTAAAAATACCTCAGCAGACGGAAGCACCGCCTGTCCGTGACCAAAAAGCTATGGCTTGGCAAGAGCGTAACTCTTGGTTTGGTCAAGATGACGAAATGACAAGTTTAGCCTTAGGGCTACACGAAAAGCTTGTCAAAGAAAACGGACTAGCTTATGCAACGACTGATGAGTATTACAAGCGCATAGACGAAACTATGCGTAGGCGTTTTCCTGAAAACTTTCAGGATGAAAAAGTTGACGATTATAAAAGCGATGAAAAGGTCACGGCTCGGACGAAACCGAGTACAGTGGTTGCCCCTGCGAGTAGGAGTACCTCTTCGAAAAAGATACGATTGAATACGTCACAGTTATCTATAGCGAAGAAGTTAGGACTAACCCCAGAGCAATACGCTCGTGAACTTATGAAAATGGAGGCCTAATATGGCTCAAAATAGAATTACACGTGAAGTCGATACCCGTGCAACAACTGAACGTCCTAAGCAGTGGGCGCCAGCAGAGTTGCTACCTGAGCCTGATAAACAGGCTGGATATGCGTATCGTTGGATTCGTACTTCGACACTTGGTCAGGCGGATCCTCGCAATCTTTCAGCAAAAATGAGAGAGGGCTGGGAACCTGTAAGTATTGAAGAACAACCGCAATTAAAACTGCTAGTCGATCCCAATAGTCGTTTTAAAGACAACGTTGAGATTGGCGGGTTATTGTTATGTAAGTCTCCAGAAGAGTTTGTTGAACAGCGTAATACCCATTATGCTAAACAAAGTCAAGCTCAGACAGAGGCTGTTGATAATAACTTTATGCGCCAAAGTGATGCAAGGATGCCTCTCTTTAAAGAGGGTAAATCTACGACTAGCTTTGGTAAAGGTTAATTAGTTTACATTTAATTTCCATGTTTTCTCCCTTTAATGATTCATATTTAATACATTAAGTAGCTTTAGGTAACATTTATGATACATAACTAAACCCATAGGTTATAACTCTAAC